GATCGAAACCGTCCGCGAAGAGCTGTTCGCCCTTGTGACCGGGAAGGAAAAGCGCACCATCTCCAGCCGCCTGCAGGACACCGGCGATGGCCTGCTGGGTATGAGCGATCAGGAGATCAAGAGCTACAACATCCTGAACGCGATCCGGCACTTCTCCGATCCCACCGATGTGCGGCTGCGCGAGGCCGCCGGTCTGGAGCTGGAGGCCTCCGCTGCTGCCGTCAAGCAGTCGGGCCGTGAGCTGCAGGGTTCGTTCCGCATCCCTGCGGACGTGATGATCGCCCAGATCCCCGGCATGGGTAAGGGCCGGACCGGCATTCGCGCTGACCAGACCGCTGGTGGTTTCACCACGGGCGGCGCACTGATCGATACGGATCTGCTGGTCGGCTCGATGATCGAGCTGATCTACAACCGCCTGAGCATCACCGCCGCTGGCGCCACCGTCCTGAGCGGCCTGGTGGGTGACATCGACATCCCGAAAGAGACCAGCGGTCCGACCCATTATTGGGTGGGCGAGGGGCAGGCTCCTGATGCCTCTGAGATCCTGGTCGGACAGGTCAGCCTGACACCCAAGACCGTCGGCGCCAAGACCGTTCTGACCCGTCGCTTCATCGGCCAGACCTCGTTCTCTGCCGAAGCGTGGGTGCGCAGCCACCTGAGCCGCAAGGTGGCGGTCGGCATTGATCGGGACTTCCTTTACTCGCAGGGCGGCTCGAAGCGCCCGCTGGGTCTGCGTTACACCGATGGCGTGCGTACCGAAACGCTCTCCGGCGGTACGGCCAAGACGATCAACAGCGTCAGCTACAACTTCGGCACCTTCCTGAACCTGGTCGAAATGGAGACGAAAGTCTCCCTCAGCAACCTGGACGTGCCCAGCATGGCCTACATGCTGAATGCCCACGCCCGTGGCGTCTACAAGACCACCCTGGAGAACGCGCAGAGCGACTTCTACATCCTGCGGAACAACGAGATCAACGGCTACCCGGCCCTGATGTCGAACCAACTGGACAACAACAACGTCCTGTTCGGTGACTTCTCGCAAGTCCTGCTCGCCTTCTGGAGTGGTCAAGACATCGGCGTGAATCCCTACAAGTACCAGGATTCCGGCAGCGTCGAGATCAGCATCCTTCAGGACTGCGATTTCGGTGTTCGCTATCCCGAAGCGTTCGTGTGGGGTATCTGATGATGCAAGTCGAGATGCTGGAATCAATGGTGATCAATCGCCAGGATCGCGAGATCGGCGAAGTGATCACCGTTGACCAAGACCTCGGCCTCCACATGATCCGCAGCGGCTGGGCGGCTGAGCATATTGCTCCCGCCCCCGTTGCCGAGGCTGAGGAGGAATCCCCGCGACGTGGCGGGAAGCGCCGCACGACCTACAGCGTGCCTGAGCTGAGCACGAACACTGAACCACCTACGGAGGAATCCTGACCATGGCCATTCGTCAACGCAACCTGGAGGCGCTGCATAGCGTCACCATTCTGGCCCCGACCACCGTGTCGGCCGCCAACGATACCGCCACCGTTGATTGTTCCGCATTCGACGGTGATGTGTGCCTGATCCTGAGCGCTCCCGCCAGTGCGGCCAGCAGCGCGATGAAGGTCAAGGTTCAGGCCGGCAGCGAATCTGATGGCAGCGATGCCGTTGATGTGACCGGCGGCGAGTTTCCTGATCTCGCTGACGCCGCGTATCACGCCCGGCTGGTGCTGTCAAAAGACGACCTGCCGGCCCGTCTGCGGCTGCGCTTCCACACCGAGACTGGCACCTATAGCGCGGCGGTGAGCTGCGTGGCGGTGGGCATGAAGAAGTATCGCCCCTGAGCCTGTGACGACACGGCCCCGGCGAGCGCTGGGGCCTTCCTGTAGGTGGCGTGAATGTTCACTGAAGACCTGGACCTGTTCTTCGCGGACTTTGGCGTGCCGGTATCTGCTGGTAGCCTTAGTGGTGTTGGCATTTTGGATATGCCGACGCAGGTCATCAGCGATGGGATGGTGCTGAGCACGGAGTATTCGCTGACGGTGAAGGCCAGTCAGTTTGGAGGGCTGGGATACAACGATGAGGTGGTGGTGGACGGAGCGCTGTATCAGGTGCGTCACGACCCGATGTTGCTGGATGATGGCGCAATGGTGAGGCTGAGTCTGACTAGGCTTACGTCATACGACGGTGTGTTTGCAGCGGACGTTTTCGTGAGCGGAGTTTTCGTCTGATGACACTGAATCTTGTACGTCGCAGCACGAAGGGCGCCCCGCTGACGGCGTTGGACCATGACGGCAACCTGGATAAGTTAGAGGGTGCGATTGAGACACACGAAGCAGCAGTAAATCCACACCCGCAGTATTTAACAGAAGCCGAAGGGGATAATCGCTATGCCACTGCTGCGCAAGGCGCGAAGGCGGACACGGCGGTTCAGCCCGCTGCACTTGCCTCTGGCCTGGCGGGAAAGGCTGATCTGAATGATTCGCGGTTTTCGGACTCTCGCACGCCAACTTCGCATAAGAGCAGCCATGCGATCGGCGGATCTGATGCGCTCACGCCTGCTGATATTGGTGCTGCAACGGCGGCTCAGGGTGACCTGGCCGCGTCTGCCGTTCAGCCCAGCGATAGCAGGCTGAGCGACGCCCGCGAATGGAGCGCTGAGACGATCAGCCAGGCGGAGGCAGAGGAAGGCACCTCGTCAACTCGCCGGGCATTCACGGCGCTGCGGGTGTTTCAGGCTGCTGCTGCATGGTGGCAGGGTGCTAGCACCGCTGCTGGCAGGGCTCTGGTCACTGCGGCCAATGCTGCCGCTCAACGGACTGCGCTGGGGCTGGGTACGGCTGCCACCACGGATGCCACTGCCTATGCCACTGCAGCGCAGGGCGCCAAGGCAGACTCAGCGGTGCAGCCTGGAAGCCTGGCCGCAGTTGCCACCAGCGGCAGCTACGGCGACCTGTCAAACAAGCCGACGATTCCCACCCCTGCCGACGCTGCCCCGCTAGGCCCTGGCACTGCAGCAATCGGCACTAGCAACGACTACGCCCGCGAGGATCACGTCCACCCGCCGCCGGCCGTCGTCTCCACCAGCGCCGCCGGCCTGGCCCCGGCGACATCGTTTGCGGCCATCACCTACGCCGCGACGGTAAACCTGGACTTGTCGGCGCTTGACGGCCAGGTGCGCACCATCACATTGACCGGTGATTTGACACTGACGAACAGCAATGGGGCGGCGGGCCGAACGGTAGTGATCAGACTTCTTCCTGGTGCATCACAGCGGACTTTGACGTTTCCGACCGGTTGGGTGTTCTACAGCGATAAGCCGGCAACGATCGCAGCTAACAAGGGTGCGGTGCTGAGCCTCACCTATTTCGGCACCGCCGACACTGATTGCGTTGCGGTCTACAAGCAGCAGCCATGAGCGATCTGATCCGCCTTAACCCGATCCGTTGGCCCTACAGCCTGGCCCAGCTCCGCATCGACGAGCCGACCCGCTCATTCAGCCCGGCGCCAAGCGATCGCGAGTACGCCGAGTTAGATTGCTACCGGAAACAGCCCCAGCCCCAGCCCGAGTTTGACCCGGCCACCCATCGCGTGGTCGAGGTGCATCCGGCCTTGGTGGGCGGCCAGTGGCTACAGCAGTGGGAGATCGTGGAGCTGACCGCAGAGGAGGCTGAGGCGCACTACAGGGCCACGCATCCGCCACGGTGGATTGAGTTCAACGCCGCACTGCCCGCCGAGGTTGACCAACTACTCGCCGCCGCCCACACTGCATCGCCGCGCCTTGAGCTGAATCTTGGTGTCGGCCTTGGCAAAGCCGCAGACGGCGACAGCCGGATCTTTCTCGGCGCTTGGCAGGCGGCCCTATCGCTTGGGCTGGTGCCGGAACAACTTCAGCAGGCTATCCATTCGCTCGCTGTGGCGCATGATCTGCCGGCTGAGTTTGTCGCTGGGCTGGCGGGATCCGAGGAGGTGCAGCCGTGACGCTGGGGCTGGGGGATCTGGCGTTTTTGGGCAGCCTGAGCGCGGGGGGCTACGACGCCGACGCGCAGGCCTATATCACCGCCGTCGAGGCCGCTGACGGGCAGGCGCTTGAGACGGGCGTGCGTGATGCGATCAATGCGTTCGTAGTCGGCTGCAAGGCTGATGGAATCTGGAGCGCGATTAAAGCGAGCTGCATCCTGGCTGGCGCTCGCACGCTGAATGGCTGCCTGGTGCCGCTGGTGGGGGCAGCGCCGACGAGCTACAACTTCGTGGCGGGGGATTACGACAGGGAGACGGGTATTCAAGGTGGTGCAACAGGAAAATATATTACCACTAATGTGGACAACGCCGACCCCGCCTATGGAACTCAGAACAACAAGCACATATCGGTGTTTGTGCCACTAACATCAACCAACGCCAATAAGTATTATCTAGCTGCTGGAAACAGTAGAATTGCTATACCTAATTTTCTGCCTGACTATATTTCATTTCTGGTTAACTCGGCAGCCATTTCCGTAGCAGGCGCTCACGTTATCTCAAGCACGGATTATCCATTTATAGGGGCGTCGAGGAGCTCGTCGTCTGATCATGCCTTGCGGGCGCGTGGATCCACCAGAGTGTTTGCAAGAGACTCGCAAGTGCCAACATCGGGTGTCTATACCCTGATGTGGGACGGAGCCAGCGCTTATACAAACTGCAAAATGGCCTTCTACTCCATCGGCGAAAGCCTAGACCTCGCCCTCCTCGACGCCCGCGTCACCACCCTGATCAACGCCTTCGCCGCCGCCATCCCCTAACCGGCAACCTACCCCAGCCACAAACAGACCATGGCCCAGGCTCCGACCATCTGGATCTGAATCTCACCAGCATGCGATAGCGACGCATGCTGAATGGCGACCAAGAGAGAACAGATCCTCGCGGCGATCCGAACCGCACTGACGGATACCACGGGAGTCGGCACCAGGATCTATCGATCCAGGGTGGAGCCGCTGGCGCGAGAGGAATCACCGGCCATTGTCGTCGAGCCGGTGGAGGACGACCCGGCGATCGAGACGCATATTGCCACCCTCACCTGGACGCTGACGGTACTGGTGACGGTGATCGTGCGCGGGCCGATCCCTGATCAGCTGGCGGATCCAATCATCGAAAGCCTGCATAGCAAGCTCATGGCGGACTACACGCTGGGCGGTGTCGCGATGGACATCATGCCGGGCAAGACGAAGTGGCTGATGACCGACGCGGATGGTGCCGTTGGTGAGATTCAATGTCTTTACCGTGTCTTGTACCGCACCGCTCTGACCGATCTAGCGGCCAGTTAAAAATGCCTAGCGTGATTGATGAATACGAGGGCCAAGGTGGGGAGTACCTGCTGAACCCTAAAACCGGCAAGCGCACTCTGATCAGTCGCACCGAGCCGGCCGTAACCCCTGCCCCTGACGAGGTTCTGACCGATGCCATTGCTGAGTCGCAAGCGCCTGATTCTGGCGAAAACCGAAACGACGTACGGGACAAACTCCCTGGGGACACCAGCGGGGAGTGACGCGATCCTGGTTCGCAACCTGGACATCACGCCTCAGGAATCCGAGATCGTCAGCCGTGATCTGATCCGCCCGTATTTGGGCAACAGTGAGCAGCTGCTGGCGAACACCCGCGTGCGGGTGACGATGGAAGTCGAGCTGGCTGGCTCCGGCACCGCTGGCACGCCGCCCCGCTATGGCCCGCTCCTGCTTGCCTGCGGTACGGCTGCAACCACGGTCGCCAGCACCAGCGTTACCTATGCGCCGGTGTCGTCGTCGTTCGGCAGCGTCAGCATCATCTACAACATCGATGGTGTGCAGCATCTGCTGACCGGTTGCCGTGGCACGTTCTCGATGAACTGCCAGCTGGGACAGATTCCAGTGCTTCAATTTGAGTTCACCGGCATTTACAACGGCCCGACCGACACTGCTCCCGTGTCGCCGTCCTATGGGGCGCAATCGACGCCGCTGATCTTCAAGGAGGGCAACACCACCGGCTTTAGCTTCTTCGCCCATAGCGGCTGTCTTTCGTCTGCCAGCTTCCAGGTGGCGAATGAAATCGTTTATCGCGAGCTGATCGGCTGCACGAAGGAGGTGCTGATCACCGATCGCCGGCCGGCTGGTGAAATCCAGATCGAGGCGCCGACGATTGCCACCAAGGACTACTTCACGATCGCCCTTGGTGATCAGACCGGCTATCTGACCTTCACGCACGGCACCGTCGCCGGCAACAGGGTGCAGTTCATCGCCGGTCAGACGGACATTCTGAACCCGACGTATTCGGACATGGACGGCATTCACATGCTGACCCTGCCGTATGTCGCGATTCCGACGACTGCTGGCAACAACGAGTTCCAATTGGTTTACAGCTGATATGGCCTTTGTTCTGTCGCAAAGCACCAGCTACAGCTGGCCTGTCGCGGTTGAGTTCCCCATCGATGGTGGGCGATTCGACAAGCAGACGTTTGACGCACAGTTTAAGCGCCTGCCGCAAGATCGCATCCGCCAGGTGTGGGATCAGATCCAGTCGGGCGAGATCGACGACGAGGGCCTCTGCAAGGAGATCCTCGTCGGGTGGTCTGGCATCACTGACGACAAGGGCGGCGAGATCCCGTACAGCGAGAAGGCGCGTGATCAGCTCCTGCTGGTGCCGCTGGTGGCTGCTGCGGTGGTTGGCGCCTGGCTCGACAGCCTGGCGAAGGCCAAGCGAAAAAACTGAGGGAGGCTGCACGTTTCTGGGCCGGCGCCGGTGATGACGACCAGGCCCAGGACGATGCAGCCGCTTTCGGTATTGAGCTAGAGCCAGCGGCCCCGCCAGAGTTTGAGGTGTGGGCCGAGAACTGGGATGTGGTGCTGATGTGGATGCGTGTTGCGACGCAATGGCGCACCACGATGGATGGGCCGATTGGCCTTGATTACAACGTGCTGCTAGGCCCTGGCGGAATGCTGGCTCTTTACGATGTAGAGAAGCCGCGCGAGATGCTGGAAGACCTGCAGATCATGGAAGCGGCGGTGCTGGAGCTGAGGGCGAATGGCGCTGAATCTTGACACTGCGCTGCGGGTTGTCGCCAAGGTCTCGGGCCTCAATGATTTCAAGGCGCTCGCCGAAGGGCTGCAGGGCGTTGAGGGTGCGTCGAAGAATGCAAATAGCGGTCTACAGCAGACCGCGAACGAATCGCAGCGCGTCAGCCAGGAGGCTGCCAGGGCCGCCAGTACGGTCAAGAATCAGGCGACGGCACTGCAGGATCTGCAGGCGAAGACCCGCGCCAGTGCCGCCGAGATGCGGCGGATGGGTGCCGAAACCAGCGGGCTGGGTGGTGTGCTGCAGCGCCTGCGTGGCCAGTCTGGCGGTGTGTTTGATGGGCTGAACGGCTCGACGGCGAAGGCGGCGAACAACATTCGCGGTCTGCAGCAGTCCATCCAGCCGACGGAAGCACAGATCGCCCGGCTGCGTGGCGAGATGCTGCAGCTGGGTGCCAGCAGCAAGACGACCGAACGATCGATTGAGCAGCAGATTGCAGCGCTGAAGAACCTGCGCAGCCAGGCGGAGGTGAATGGCGGCGTCTACCAGGCGCTGAGTGGTGATATTGCCAAGCTGCAGGCCGCCAGTAAGGGCATCGATGCGTCGTCTGCCACTGCCGCTGGTGGGCTCAAGCGCGTGGCGGCGGCCAGCGCCGAGAGCGGCAATGCAATCCGCCAGCAGATCCAATCGCTGACGGCGCTGCAGGGCAGCCTGAAGGGCGCTGGCGTGGACATGGGCGCCACGACGCAGCAGTTGGAGGCACTGAAGCGCAAGGCCGCCGAGCTGGGCCAGGCGTGGGAGCCAGGCATTCGCGGGCTGAAGCTGCTGGCGCAGGAGTCGGCCGATTCGGTTCAGAAGCAGTCCATCCAAATGGCTGTTCTGAAGGGCGTCCTCAGTGATGCCGGAGAGAACTACCGCAAGCTCGGCCGCGAGATCGATGCGCTCAAGCAGAAAGCCGCCAATCTTGACCTGAGCAAAGGCCTGAACATCACTCCTGGCGGTGTCGCGAGCGGCGTCAGTGGCGCTGTTCGCAGCATCGTCGATCTGCGCCGCGAACTTGCCAAGAACGCTCCTGGCCGGGTGGTCTTGATGGGTGAGGGGCTGGCCGCTGCCGGTGCTGCCGGTGCTGCCGGTGCTGCCGCAGCTTCTGGC